GCAGAGTATAGCGTTGAAATCGCCGCACAGCGCCTCTCAGAGGCATCTGCAATGCTGATCAGTGCTGCGCCATATACCGACAGGGCAATCATACTGAACCTTGGCGATACGCTGCATCAGAACGACAGTAAAAACATGACGCCGACCAGCGGCCACATCCTTGATGTTGACGGCCGTTTTGCACAGGCGGCGATGGCTGCAGTCAAGGCGCACGTCAATATAATTGAGGCGGCTAAAGCCAAACATAAAAACATCGACGTTGTGATATTGGCCGGCAATCATGACCCGGACTTTACCCAGATGCTGGCCATCGCGCTGGTGTTTAAATACGAAGCCGACGACCGCGTGACAGTTCACTTTAACCCGGCGAAGCTGTGGGTCTGGGAATTTGGCCGCAATATGCTGACAGCGCACCACGGCGACAAAACAAAGCCAGATCGCATTGTGATGCAGGCCGCCGACGCTCATGCGCCGATCTGGGGACGTACATACTGGCGGTATCTAGATACTGGTCACATCCATCAGGACAGCAGTAAAGACCTTGGCGGCATGTTCTGGGAAAGCCATCGAGCCATCACAACTCGTGACGCTGCGGCTTCGGCCTTTGGGTACACCGGCAGGTCAACTATGAAGTGCATCACGGTGCATCGTGAACGTGGCGAGGTAATGCGGCATACGGCGTCCATAGGATGACACCATGCTGAAAGTGTCGTATAGTCTGGCCGACAGGAGGCCCACATGCCACTAATTCCAATCCAGTTGCCTCCGGGCGTTTACCGCAATGGGACCGAATTTCAGGCCAGCAATCGCTGGTATGATGCCAATCTGGTGCGCTGGATTGATGGCACGATGCGGCCGGTCGGTGGTTGGCGTCTGCGTGACACTGTCAGCACAACTGCGCCTAGGGCGGCCTTGGCGTGGCAGGATTTGGCAGGGGATCAACGGTATGCAGTCGGCTTTCACAATGCCCTAAAGGCCGTCAGCGCGTCGGGTACAGTGACTGACATCACCCCCACGGCATTGGTCACTGGAAATCTTTCTGCCGTCGTAAATGTTGGCTACGGCGGCGGATATTATGGCCTTGATACATACGGCACGCCGCGTGCTGACAAGGGCAACTACTCGGAAGCCACGACATGGGCATTGGACAACTGGGGGCAGAACCTAGTTGCATGTTCGAATGCAGACGGCAGACTTTTGGAGTGGGCGCTTAACCCGGCCAACGATGCGGTTGCCATTACGAATGCCCCGACCAGCAACAAGTCTTTGGTTGTCACCGGCGAGCGTTTTCTGTTTGCGCTGGGTGCAGGCGGCAATCCTCGCAAGGTGCAATGGTGCGACCGAGAGGACAACACAGTCTGGACGCCGTCAACCACAAATGAGGCTGGCGACATTGAGTTGCAAACGTCAGGCCAAATTATGCTGGGGATCAAGACACGCGGGCAAACGCTGATCTTGACCGATCAGGATGCTCACTCAGCTACATATCAGGGGCCGCCGTATGTCTACGGCTTCGAGCGCGTCGGATCTGCCTGCGGGGTTATCTCGCGCAAAGCTGCGGTGGCTGTGGATGAGGGTGTGTTCTGGATGGGCAAGCGCGGCATCCATCTGTACGCCGGCGGCGCGGTTCAAGATGTCCCTAGCGACGTTGCAGATTACGTCTTCAACAACATGAATACCGCACAGGTGTCTAAGATCTTCGGCGTGTCAAACCAAAAATACAATGAGATCTGGTGGTTCTACCCATCGGAAGCGTCAAACGAAAACGACAGCTATGTCGCTTTTAACTATGCCGAACGTCATTGGACAATTGGCAGCATCGTGCGGACGGCTGGCGTAGACGGTGGCGTATTCCGCAACCCGATCTGGCTTGCGTCGGATGGCAAGTCGTATGATCACGAAACTGGCTTGTCTGTTGATGGCGCTGATATTTTTGTTGAAAGTGGGCCGATCAGTTTGGGCAACGGTGATCAGGTTATCTCTGCCACCAAGCTGATCCCGGACGAGCAAACCCAAGGCGACGTGACGGCGACATTCAAGACGAAGTTTTACCCCAACGATGTCGAACGCAGTTACGGCCCGTACACGATGTCAAACCCGACCAGCGTGCGGTTCACCGGTCGGCAGATCAAGATGCGGGTGGACGGCGCACGCCTAGCTGATTGGCGCGTCGGCATCATGCGGGTTGATGGAACTGCGGGGGGCCTGCGTTGAGTTTAGGTTTCACACCGCCGCCGGTTACGAAAGACCTGCAATTTTGGGCGCAGAATGTTGTGACCTATTTGCGGCGGACGGCGTCGCGCTTGCAGTTCAAGTCAACGACATCGTCGGCCACCGAGGACGGTGTTTTGCTGTGGGATCCGGCCGGTGGTTATCCTGTCGTGAGCAAAAACAATATTTGGCATCAAATTGTATTGGGTGACGGGACTGCCATTTTTAATCAAGACGTAAACATCACGGCGGCGGCGGCTAACACGGCATACAAGATTGCATTTGATCTTGTGACTGCAAACGCAATCACGCTTACTGGTTCGCCTGCGACTGAAATCACGTTCCAAGAAGGTGGCCTTTATCTGGTTTTGTTCACGGCCCAGATTACCAGCACATCAGGCAGCGCAGTTGAACTCAGGTTCTGGCCGCGACTGAATGGGACTGACGTGTCTGGGTCAACCATAGTTGCCAGCCTACACAACAACGGGGCGACCACTGTTGTGTCGCGGTCTGCAATCTTTGATCTTGATGCCAACGATGTTTTGAATGTGATGTGGGCAACTGATAGCACAAACGGGTTTTTGGAGGCTCACGCTGCCACCGCCTACGCACCGGCATCTCCGTCTGTCACGCTGGCAATCACAAGGGTCAGGGCATGAGCGTCATAGAAGCAAACCGCAAGCACATCGAGGCGGCACTGGAATACAGCGGCGGCACGCATAATTTTGAAGATGTTGAAAAGGCCATAAACGAAGGCAACATGCAGCTATGGCCAGCATCTAACTCTGCCGCCGTGACAGAGATCATCCAGTATGCTAGAAAGAAGGTGTGCAACGTCTTTCTAGCCGGTGGTGACCTTGATGAAATCACCTGCAGAATAGAAAGCCTAGCCGAGTGGGCCAAGTCGCTGGGATGCGACAGCATGACGCTGTATGGCCGCAAGGGGTGGGAACGGGTTTTGGACAGTCACGGGTTTAAGCCTGTGATGGTTGTCTTGGAAAGGGCGATATAATGGGCGGTAGCAGCAAGACTACTTCGGCCAGCACGGTTCCGGCGTGGGTTTCACAGGCCCAGCAGGACGCATTGGCGCGGGCGCAATCGGCATCACACATTGGCAACGTGGGCTACTATGGGCCTGACGTGGCTGCCATGACGCCATCGCAGACGGCGGCTATGCAAGGCACAAACATGGCGGCATCCGCGTTTGGCCAACCGACCGTTGATGTGACTGCGGGCATGCCTACGGCTACAAACTACGGCGGCATGAATGCGTATTCGTCCGGCGCTGGTTACGATGCGGCATTGGCTGAACTAAAAGCGCGGTTCCCCGGACAGTTTGATGCAATCATGGCGCAGTTTGTTAATCCTGTTACTGGCGCTATGCCGGCTGGATATAGCCAAACGCAAATGGGAATGCCTGTGCAGGCCCCCGCTTCGCCTATTCAAGATCGCAGCAGCGGTGGATACACGGGCGGCAATGATAGCTCATCCGCCAAAATAAGTGGGACGGGTTACACAAGTTTCCGCGACATGTTTGACGGCGGCGGACAGGGCCGAAGCGGATCAACATTTTCAGGCGGCTTGCTTTCAGGCAAGGCAAATAAGGCTGGGTTTTCGCCAATGAAGTCGTCGCAAAAATCGACTGTCACTCGTCAGTCTGGGAGATAATCATGGCAGGTTCAGCAAATCCAAGTGGCACAGTTCAACCGGCTTTCGGTGGATACACTCCAGCCCCAACCTCGATGCCGACATTCCCAACGGGCGCAACGCCTGTAACTGCACCGGCCAGCACCGGCGGCCAAATGCCAAACGTCTACAACACGGCCAGTAATCTATACAATCAAGCGGCCGCCGGCCCGAACATTGGCCAATTTATGAACCCCTACACCGGCATGGTGACGGCCACCACGATGCAAGATCTGGAACGTCAGCGTCAGATGCAGATGAACGACATCGGCGCACAGGCCACGCGTGCCAACGCATTCGGCGGATCTCGGCAGGGTGTGGCCGAGGCTTTGACCAACGAAGCCTTCGCCCGGCAGGGGGCTAACACGTTTGCCAACCTGAACCAGCAAGGGTTCAACACGGCGTTGAATGCGGCACAAGGTCAGCAGGGCATACAATCCAATCTGGCCGGACAAGGGTTTGGGTTTGGTCAAGCCATCGGCCAGCAGCAGTGGCAGCAAGGTGAAGCGCAGCGGGCGCAAAACCAAGCCCTGATTGACGCCATCAAGGCGCAATACACTGGCTTTACTGGTTCGCCAAATACCGCAGTAAGCAACTTGTTTAACGTTGCTGGACAAGTCGGCGCTGGTCAGGGAACAACAACCCAAACGCAGAAAAACAATCCTGGCTTGCTGAACATTCTTGGCGCTCTTGCTGGTCTTTAATCTGGGGACGTAAATGGTCGACTACCGCGCAGAGGCTGCAAGGATCGCCCAGAGTTATGGGCTGGACCCAAATATATTTGTCCGGCAAATCCAGCAGGAAAGCGGGTTTAATCCTGAAGCGAAAAGCCCGAAGGGCGCGTTGGGGTTGGCTCAACTTATGCCCGGAACGGCTTTGGATATGGGTGTAATGCGTGTTGATCCCATGCAAAACCTTGAAGGCGGCGCGAAGTACATGCGGATGCTGCTAGATCGCTACAATGGCGACTATCGGCTGGCATTGGCCGCCTACAACGCTGGCATGGGCAATGTGGACAAACACGGTGGCATCCCGCCATTCGCCGAAACGCAAAACTATGTGAGCCGCATTCTTGGATCGCAGCCGGTCAACACACAGCAAGGAGGGCCAGCAGTGGACCAATCAGCACAACAACCGCAGCAAAACGGCATTCTTAGCTATATTACAGATCCCGAAAAGCGTGCCAAGCTTGGGTTGGTCCTAAGCAGCCTTGCATCAACACCGAATGCCGGCGTCCAGCAGATGCTGACCAACAAGATCGCTGGGTTTGAGGACACGCGGACACAGAATAAGACGGCCCAATGGCTGGTATCTAAGGGTCGTGAGGATTTGGCTCAGGCCGTCGCCGGTGGCATGTTGTCGCCGAAGGATGCCATTGCCACCGTGATGCAGGCAGAAGATCCACTGGCAAAACTGCAACTTGAAACGGCGAAAATCACGCTGCAAAAGCTAAAAGCACAATCTGACATGGACCCCAACGTTCAGTCATCTGCTCCGTTGCCAGATCAGTCTGGTGTAATAGCTACGATGCGGGACGGTAGCGTAAAAGTCACCACTATTGGCGGTGAGGTTCTGAGAGGTCAAGCTGCCGTAGATTTCGTGAAAACTGCACAGGAAAGTTATACAGCCAATCAGCGCAGCATTTATGGCGCTCGACGTGAAGGAACGCTTGGCGCTGATGTTGAAATGGGTGGCGAAGCGGCTCGCGCTGTTAGGGAAGGCCAACTGGCTCCAGAAACTGCGGCAGCATACTTCAAACAAGCCGAGACGGTTGCATCTTCGGTTCGCAACATGGATGCAGCTATTCAGGCGCTAAATGAAGGTGCGCAGTCTGGCATCGTTTACGACATGATCCCGAACATTACGGTTGCATCGGCAGAACTGCAAAACGCAAAACAACGGCTTGGCTTGGACGTGATTGGTTCAGTCACGTTTGGCGCTCTATCTGCCGGCGAAATGCAACTCGCAATGGATACTGCAGTCCCGTCTGGACTGCCGCCGGAAGAGTTGAAAACTTGGCTTCGCCGTAAGCGTGACGCGCAAACAAAAATGCTTGCCGCACTTCAAGATGCTGCCATTCACTTTGCATCTGGTGGGTCGCAAGAAGACTATTACCGCAAGATTGGCGCACAGACTGCCGCAGGTACTGGAACTGGCGCTGGAACTGGCGCAGGCGTTGCAACGAGTTCAGATCCACTTGGCATTTTGGGGAACTAAAAGATGGCTGGCATTGACAAAATTCGGCAAAGTTTTCCAGAATACTCGGCTCTCTCAGACGGGGAGTTGGCGTTTTCTATTTGGAACGAGTTTTACAAAGGCAAAATTCCTATGGGAGAATTTGCCAGCCGCGCCGGCATTGACCAAGGCTCGTTTGCTGGAATGGTTGATGCGGCAAAGAAAAGTGGATACGAGCCAACGTCCCGCAGCATTGCAACAGATTATGTTCCAGAAGGGTATAAGGCTCGGTCACTGCTCGGCGGCATCACTATGGGTGCAGGTGATGAGATCGTCGCCGGTGGTGCGGCGCTTGCTGATACATTGTTGGGTCGTAATCCCGAAATGTCACTGGCCGACAAATACCGCAATTATCAAATGCAAGAGCAGGGTAAGATAGATGCGGCACGGCAGAATGAGCCATTGACGACTTACGGATTGGAAATTGGCGGATCTCTCCTAACACCGCTTGGCGCAGCAAAAACATATAAAGAGGCATTGGGACTTGGTGCTGCCTACGGTGGCACAACTGGTTACCTGTCTGCTCGTCCGGGTGAAAGGGCGCAGGGTACTTTCGAAGGAACCCTAGTTGGCGCATTGGCAACGCCTGCTCTCAAATTTGGCTTTGATAAAGTTGCCGCCGGCTTTGCAAGGGTTCTGGACCGCAAGGCACGCGCTGCCGCTGCTGTGGGTGCGCCGGCAATTGAAGCCCTACGCAAAGAGGCTGATGATGCCTACGCGGCGGCACGCGCCAGTGGTGCTGTAATCAATGCGGCAGATTATGAAAACCTTGTTAGCAACATTATTGCACAGGCCACCCAAAAAGGCATGGACCCTGACCTAACGCCTGCCGCTGCAACTGCTGCAAGACGACTGCAAGAAAAGGTAGGCCAGAACGTCGGTATAGATGAACTCTCGTTGCTGCGTGAAAAAGCCGCAATCCCCATGGGGAAGATGACTGAACCAAAAGAGCAGATGCTTGGTTCTGGCATGGTTGGATCAATTGACGATTTTATTGAAAGTTTGACCCCGCAGCAACTGTCATCTGGGACAGCAGATAACGTAGGGGAGCAATTCTCTAACGCCCGCGAATTGTGGGGAAGAATGCGCCGCAGCGAGGCAATCCAAACTGCCATTGACTACGCATCCACATATAAAAGCGGCTTCGAAAATGGCCTGAAACAATACATGTCTACAATGCTTCGAACCCCAAAAAGAATGCGGGGATTTAACGAAGCAGAAGTTAAGCTGATGAAGGAAATCGTAAACGGCACGCCACTCGGTAATGCCGTTTCTCAGCTTGGCAAAATGGGTTTGGCTGTCAGCGGTGGTTCAAGCGGACTTGGCGCAATGACGGGCATGGGCCTTGGATCATCCCTTGGCGCTGGCATCGGTTCAGCAATGGGCATCGGCCCAATGGGCGGCGCTATTGGTGCAGGTGTCGGCGCCGCCACAGCTTTGGCTACCGGGACGATGGCACGACGCATCAGCGAGATGACCATTGAAGGCCGGGCCAAGTTGCTGCAAGCACTGGTGGCATCTGGTCGGGCTAGAGAACTTATGGACACAGATCCAGCGTCATTCCGAATGCTGGCAGAAGCTGCACAACGATTGTCTCAGGGTATGGTTACCGGCTCGCAGGCACAACGTAACGCACCAGAAGGTCGGAGATAACGGACATGGCAGTCAACAACATGAGCGAACCGCAACTTGTCACCGACGTTGAGATCAGCATGATCATGGCCGACTTCAACGGGGAGGCGGAACTTCCCGAAGTTGACACGGCCTTCAAGCCGCTGACCGAAGACGAAATCGGCGCCATTGTCGGCGCGGCGGTTGACGATGCCATCGGCTTTATCGGCAGCGAGATTGCCGAGCGTCGGATGAAGTCGCAACGTTACTTCAACGGTGAAGTCGACATCGGCGAGGAAGAAGGCCGCAGCACGATGGTTGCGACCAAATGCCGGGATACCGTGCGTGCGGTCAAGCCGTCGATCCAGCGCGTGTTTATGACATCAGATCGCCCTGTTGAATTTATCCCGCAGGGGCCGGAAGACGTGGCCTCAATGGAGCAGGCAAGCACATATGCGGCCGCCAAATTCCGCCAGAGCAACGGATTCCAGATCTTGCGCGATGTTACTCACGACGCGTTGGTGAACATCACCGGCTTTACCAAGGCGTACTGGGCAGAATACGATCAGGCCAAGATATTCTCGTTCACCGATCTGGACGACGCGCAATATCAGGCCATCGTGTCTTCGCCGGGTGTTGAAGTTTTGTCGGAAGAAATGCGGCCCGACGATGCCACGATTGAGATCATCCAGCAGCAAGTGGACGCCGGCCAGCAGATGGCACAGCAGGCCGCAGCCGCCGGCCAGCAGATCGACCCGTCGCAACTGCCGCAGATGCCTGACCCATTGCCGCAACTGCACGACGTGCGGATCATCCGCCGCAACCCTCTCGGCAAGATGTGCATTGATACTGTGCCGCCGGAAGATTTCTTCATCGACCGCAACGCTCGCTCTGATACCGATTACTACGTCATCGGCCACCGCACCGAACTTCGGGCCGGCGATGTGATCGCCATGGGCATCGACGAAGACTTGGTGATGGATCTGGACAGCGTCTCTGCCATCGACACCCGCGACGAGGAAGACCAAGAACGCCGTCGGTATCCGATCAACCGCGACGAAACAGAGAATGCCGCCGATCCGGCCATGAAGCAGGTGACGATCACCGAGGCTTACATGCGGATCGACGCCGACGGCACAGGCACGCCGATCCTGCACAAGTTCATCCTCGGCGGCTCGGCCTACAAGATGCTGACCTATGAACCCGTGGACGATCACCCGTTCGCCGGCTGGCACATTGATCCAGAGCCGCACACCTACTTTGGCCGCAGCTTGGTGGAGATCATTGAGCAGGATCAAGACGCGGCAACGGCAATCATCCGTGGCATCCTCGACAACGTCCAGATGACCAACAATCCCCGGATTGAGGCGGTCAAAGGTCAGGTTGAGATCGACGACCTGTTGAACAACGAAATCGGCGGCATCGTGCGGGTCAGTCAACCCGGCATGCTGCGTGATCTGTCGGTTCCGTTCGTCGCTGGCCAAACCCTGCCGGCGCTGCAGTATGTCGACCAGATGGTGGAGATGAAGACAGGCGTCACGCGGGCCAGCATGGGTCTGGATCCTGATGCCTTGCAGTCGACCACCAAGGCAGCCGTGACGGCCACTGTAAGCGCCGCTGCGGGGCAGGTTGAGGTCATGGTGGCCAACCTTGCCTACACCGGCATGCGCCGCCTATTCGGCCAGATCCTGCGCCTGATGGCAACGCATTCGACCAAGGCAGAGATGCTGCGGATCAATGGCAGCTATGTGCCGATGGATCCCCGCGTTTGGGATGCCGATCTGGACTGCGAAGTGAACGTCGGGCTGGGGACGGGCCGCGAGGATCAGAAGACGGCTATGCTTGGCCAGATCCTGCAACTTCAAATGCAGACGATCCAAACCTACGGACCCGCCAATCCGCTGGCCGGGTTGCCCCAGTTGCGCAACACGCTGGCCGACATTACGGCAGTCAACGGCATCCGCAACATTGACCGCTACTTCCTGCCACAGCAGCCTGCGGCAGCCCCACAGCCAGAGCAGGCTGGCCCGCAGCAACCGCAGCAAGGTGATCCGGCACAGGCCATGGTGCAGGCCGAGACGATCAAGGCGCAGGCTAAGATCGCGTCGGACCAGCAGCGCATCCAGCTTGATTTCTACAAGGCAAAGATGGCCGACGACTTGCAGCGTGATCGAATGGTTCAGGACATGGAGATCGCCATGGCACAGATCGCCGGCAAGTACGGCATTGCGATTGACACGGCTGCCATCAAAGCACAGCAGGACGCCACCGTGGCCATGCCAGCAGCACAAGAGCAGGTGCAGCAGATGCAGCAACCTAACATGATGGGTGGCATGTGATGGACGTGACGCAACGCGCACAGCGTGCAAAGGCACTTTTGGAAGATCCCCTTCTCAAAGAGGCTTTTGATGTGTTACAAGATGCACAGATCGCGGTTTTCACCAGTGATGTGTGCAGCCACGAACAACTGACGGAAGCGCATAGGATGGTCCGTGCGTTGAACGCGCTGAGAGTGCAGCTTGCCTCTATCGTGATCGACGGCAAGATGTTCGACCACCGCACAGGGAAAGGGCAGCACCGTGGATAACACGACTGCAAATGACGGAAGCATCGACGCCGTAGCGGCCAGCCTCATTGAGATGCCGGTCGAAAAGGTCGAAGAGGAAGAAACCGTAGAATTGGAGCAGTCCGAAGAGGACCACGCACAAAACCAAGACGACGGTGACGACGCGGAAGCCGAAGAGGTTGAAGCGGATTCGGATGAAGGCACAGACGAAAGCGAAACGGACACCGAAGAGGATGCACCTGCCGAGCAACTGTTCACCGTAAAGGTTGACGGCCGCGACCAGCAGGTTCCCTTGAACGAGTTACTCCGGGGCTATTCGGGACAGGCATACATCCAAAAGGGCATGAAGGAAGTTGCATCGGCTCGCCAAGAGACGACGGCAGTTTACGAAGCCCTGCAAACCGAACGCCAACAGTTGGCACAAGTCTTTCAGGCGGCTCAATCTGGGCAAATCCCAATGCGGCCGCCGGCGATGCCAGACGAAAGCCTGCTTACCACAGACCCAATCGGCTACATTCAGGACCGCGTCAGATATGACAAGGAACTGGCAAGCTACCAGAATGCCCAAGCTTTGCGGCAGCAACTGGAAGCCCAAGACGCCGAAACCAGAATGCAAGCCCACCGATCCTTCCTACAGGAACAGCAACAGCAACTCGCTCGCGCCATTCCAGCCCTAGCCAAGCCAGAGACGGCGGCAAAGGTGAAGCAGGATTTGATCAAGGCCGGCACCGAGGTTTACGGGTTTGCCATCGACGAGTTAGAGCAGGTGTCCGATCACCGCCTGCTCCGTGTCTTGCACGATGCCGCACAATATCGCCGCATTGTTTCGGGAAAGGCAGCCGTCGAAAAGCAGGCACAGCAGCAACAGCGGACCCCGACGGTAAAACCGGGCGCTCGACCTGCGGCACAGGCATCAAAGAATGTGACAGCCGATAAGGCCAAGGTTCAGATGAAGCGCACTGGGAGCGTCGACGATGTCGCACGTTTCCTCCTGAGTTAAACCCAATCTAAGGAGCAGCCAAAATGGCCGTCAACTCGAATACCCAACAGACCTATGGCGTCACCACGATCCGCGAAGATCTGCAAGACGCAATGATCTCCATCTCGCCCATGGACACTCCGTTCATGTCAGCTATCGGCCGCAAGTCGGTGTCCAACACCTACTTTGAATGGCCCGTCGTCGATCTGGCATCGCCCGCCGCCAACCGTGTGGTTGAAGGTGAAGCATCCCCCGGCAACGACGCGCCCACCAACGCCGTCCGTCTGTCGAACTACACCCAGATCTCGGACAAGGTGGTCGAAGTTTCCGACACGGCCGACGCCGTGAACGGTGCAGCCGACGCCCAGACGCTGGCCAAGCAGGTCGCCTACAAGCTGAAGGAACTGAAGCGCGACATGGAACTGATGCTGCTGTCGAACATCGCAGCGTCGGCTGGCTCGACCTCGGCCGCCCGTGCAACCGCTGGTCTGCCTGCGTTCTTGACCTCCAACGTGTCGCGTGGCTCTTCGGGCGCAAACGGCACGCTGTCTGGCACAACCGCTGGCTACCCCAACGCTGCCGCCACCGACGGCACTGCCCGTGCCTTGACCGAAGACATGCTGAAGACGGTCATCGCATCGTGCTGGAACAACGGCGCAGAACCTTCGATCGTGCTGTGCGGCTCGGCCGTGAAGCAGAAGATCTCTTCGACCTTCACCGGCTCGGCCACCAAGTACCAAGACATGACCGCAACGAAGACCTTGTCGGCTGCCATCGACATCTACGTTTCGGATTTCGGCACGCTGCAAATCGTTCCGACCCGCTTCTTGGAAACCCGCACCGTGGCTGCACGCGACGTGTTCGTTCTGGATCCGAACTACGCCCGCGTTGCCTACCTGTCGAACGTGTCGCAGAAGCCGCTGGCCCGCACCGGCCACTCCGAGCGTCGCCTGATCGCTGTCGAATACGGCCTGCAGGTTGACACCCAGAAGGCCCACGGCGTCATTGCAGACATCAACGGCGCACTCTAATCTAACATCTGGTGACGCTGCTACGGTGGCGTCACCACCACTTGCACAGGGGAATGCACATGAAGATTAAGATCACCACCGCCCGTCAGCCTTGGGTCAACGGCCAGCCGCAAGACATGGGCGCAGAGGTCGAAACCAGCGACGAGGAAGGCCAAGCTATGATATCCGCTGGCTTTGCCGTTGCCGTTGATGCACCGCGTCGCCGTGCGCGTTCTGAGGCCACTGAGGCTGCAGAGGCTGTCTGATGACATACGACATCAAGCAGACGATCATCGAGCAGGATGGCAAGGTCATCATCAACCGCCATCAGGATGTCCAAAGCCTGCTCGACGACAACGCCCGGTTGGCATCGGTCGCGCCCAGCGCACACGGTGATGCCAAGTTTCGCCTCGCCGGCCGCATTCCGTTAGTTGTGGCCGAGCAATGGTCAGCCGAATGCGGCGAGGCTATCGGCACGCAGGGTTTTGCTGTATATGTTAAGAAGAAGCTGCTGGACGGCGACTTTGCCAAGCTGCGTGTGAAGGGGTTCTGACATGGCCGACGAACTCAACATCCCAACGCATCGTTACTACCAGCCGAAGAATAACATTTTGCTGGCCCCTACCGACATGGGCAAGCAGTACATCTATGCGAGCGGGATCACCAAGATTGACGCCTACATCGCAAGCAGGGACGGCCCCGGCTGTATCGGGACTGGAGTTTGGGTTGATACGGCAAATTGGGCCGACACCGCAGCATGGAATGATGGAGTATAAACAATGACGAGTATCGCAAACGGTGAACTTGGCAGCACTGTCCGCTCCAAGCTGAACTCATCTCTCGCTGTGACTGATGCGTTTACAGTCAGCAGCGCTAATGTGGGCATTGGAGGGACGCCCACGGAAAAACTTGAAGTGGTTGGGGGGGTACTTGCTAACAACTTCCAAGTTACAAATGCGTCAAGCGTTACTGGTGCTGGCATTTGGGGTCTGGGAACTACGCTTGCGTTCAATACCAATAGCACCGAACGTATGCGTATTGATGCCTCTGGCATTCTAATAGTTGGGGCAACTTCACCCTTCGCCAGCACAATCAAAGTCCAAAGTACCAATGGATTTGTATCTGGCAGTGACAACGCTGGGCTTCGCCTGTTGAACACAGGAGCCACGGGCGGCGGAACTGTCTACGCAAATACAGGTGCGGCTGGTGGCATCACTATTAGCTCTGATGCTGGCCCGTTGATTTCCATGACGGCTGGCACGGAGCGTATGCGTATTGACGCCTCCGGCAACGTGGGCATTGGGACGAGTTCGCCCAACGCAGCCTCCATCGTCGACGCCCAAAGCACAACCAAGGGCGTGCGCTTCCCGAACATGACAACCACCCAAAAGGCAGCCATTGCCAACGTGGCGGGCAACGTTGTGTTTGACACCACGCTGGGCAAACTTTGCGTCAACACTGGCTCTGCTTGGCAGACCATCACATCCGTATAAGGGGGCTAAAACATGACCACTACTTGGACCATCTCGCAACTTGACCGCAGCCTACCTGATGGCGCTGTCTACACGGCCCACTGGCGGGTCACTGCCGTTGACGGCGACTACAGCGCGTCGGCCTACAGCACGGCATCATTCACGCCAGATCCTGCCTCGCCTGACTTTGTGCCATACGCTGACTTGACCGAGGCCGACGTGCTGGGTTGGGTCTGGGCGAGCGGTGTTGACAAGGATGTAACCGAGGCATCTTTGGCAGCGCAGATCGAAGCACAGAAGAACCCGGTCAGCGCCACCGGTTTGCCTTGGTAACAGATCCGCCGATCCACTAACATGAGGCAGGCCGAAGGTTAACCCTTCGGCCTTTTCGTTTACAGATCCGCCGGACGCGGCTTCGGTCTAGGCGAGGTCAGCAGATGATCAGTGTAAATGCACTGCATCATATCAAAACCCATATCATGCTTATTTGCCAGCGCGATGTATTCGTCCATCAGATCGCCGCATTTCATGTCGGCTGGCACTTCAAAGCCAGACAACGATCCGTCAACCCATGAGATCAACAGGTAGGATAGGACAACAGCTTTCATTTTTTCCTCGCCGGGCAATCGCGCCCTTGGTTGCAGTTATTGTTGCAGGGTGGACAGGTCATTTCATCCCCTCCTTATACGCCGTCAACGCGGCCAGTAGCTTCGCGTAAGCCTTGTCGCCACCCTTAGTAAGCACCTTGCCAAGGTATGTGCGCCCGAAGCCAAGCGCCAAGCTGGCCGATCTGATAGACGAAAAGGTGATCCCGTCTAAGGTGATAGGCTGTGGCTGGCTTTTACCCAAGCCTACTGTGTCAATGCTTCCCCGCGCCAAGGCTGAATATATGGCGTCTTTCTTGACGCCCATTGCCTCTGCCGCTGCCTTGACGGAAGCGTATGTAACCCCGCGAATTTTAATCAACATCGTTGCCGTCCTTTTGCTTTGCGTAGATGTAGTCGATATGCTCCTCAACCTTATCCCACGCTTCTTGGATTTTAGGTGTGCCTTCGCTGCGGATCGCTTTGCGCAAGGCGTTAACCTGATTGAACATCTTGACGATGGTTCGCTGCCCGTATCGGTCGGTCAAACTATCGTCTCCAGTAGCCAGCGAACACTTGCTTCGGTGTTTCGGCGCCGTTCAACCCGCAACTGGTTCGCAGATCATCGTCCAGAACCCGGTTGCATATGCTGCGCACACGTTCGCTTTTCAGGCCAAGCATCTTTGCCACCGTTCCAGCCTGATGCTTCATGCGCAGGCTCAGAACGCGCAGCACCTCTTCGTCCTCTTGCCTTGTCGTTGGCTGGATGCTCATTCCTGATCACCATCGTAAAAATCAGCTTCGTCGAGGGCATAAAACGTCTTGCGTTTGATCATGCCGCCGCGAGCCATTTCCTGCATCTTGGACACCACGCTGGCCACGGGATAATTGATGCTGGCCGCGACTTCCTCGACGGTGGCACTGCCACAATCGCCAAGATCAGACAAAATCATGCGGGCCAAGTCATCCAATGCCTGCACGTTTTTGTCTGGGTCAATCCGCACGATCCTGATTGCCATCCATCGCGTTTTATTAGGGTGGGCCGTGTTTTCGATCAAGATCGCCGTGAAGCGTTCTCCGACCTGTACGTCCAAAGATGCAGCCACCTTTGCCGGGATGAACACGCCTTCATTGCTGTCAATTGTGGCGGCAAAAGCTGTGCTGGTATCAAGTCGATTGATAACCATGATTTCAGAGGTTTGCATTTAAGTCTCCATTTGCCGCCGCGATAAGCGCGGCTTTGCGGGTTTCTGCCTGTTGTATTCTGAGCCGCAGCATATCAATCTCTTCGCCAACCCAAGCGATGTTAGCCTGCGCCCCGTAGCGGGCCTGTAGGCGCTGAATGTCGTTGCGGTGCAAGGTGATGACAGCGTTCCAATCGGCCACCGTGTAGCGGTCCAGCATGGCTTTGTATGTGGTTTCCATCACATCACGCTTTCGATGAAGGCTTGCGCTGCTTGGGCAACGATTGCATTGCCGTAACCGCGCAGTCGTCCCACTCTGGCGGCAGACCCATGAGCCAACGGGGATGTGCCGGGTTCAACTGGCCTCCACTTTCCATCGCGGCAGAAGAGCCAATCAGCATCTCGCCAGTGGCCGTTAGTCGGGCTGGGCCGATCATTTTTGACATCTGCGTCAGGCTGGTTCCCGTCATTCCCGCTGTTATCCCAGACCCCGCTCTCTCCCCGTCTGATGCTGCTGGTGTCGGCCAACCCGCTGCCCAAGTCGCCATCGACGGCAGATCGTCCAGCCGACCCTTCCGTGCTATCTCCGCCTCGCAGCCATCCATCGTGCGTGACCCCTTCTCCCCGTCCGAGGATCGTGGTGTCGGCCATCCCGATTGCTGCACCTCGAATGACAACTTCATGCTGTGACCCGTTCCAGATGGGGCTAGGCCGCTCTGCTTGCTGTCCTGCACAATTGGAGTTGTCCAGCCCGCCAATGCCGCCGCATTCGGAACTGTATCCGCTGGATGATCCTTGCGTTCCTGTCGGCCCGCTCCACTCTCGCCCTTGTAATCCCGTGATGCTGGTGTCGGCCATGCTGCCATCGCTTGTGCCGTTTGTGCTAGGTTGCTGCACTTGTTGTCTCTTGCCAGACGCTTCTCCGCATACTCCTGCGGGTTTTGCATCCGTGAGCAATTGTCGTCTTGTGTTGTCGGTGTCGGCCAGCCGTGTTCCAACCCACCAGAGCCGCTGGCGGATGTGCGGCGCACCGATGCCCGCAGCGCAGAGATCGACCGCCCCGCTGGCGTAGCCCGTTGCTTCCAAGTCAGCGTGTACAAGGTCGAGCCAACCAAGGCCGTCTTTGCTTGCAACTTGCTCACCAAGGACAACGTCAGGTCGGCACTGGCTGATGAGGTGGTGGAAAGCTGGCCACAAATGCCGCTCGTCATCAAACCCTGCTCCTTTGCCTGCCGCGCTGAAAGGCTGGCACGGACATGATCCTGTCCATACTGGTCGGTCGTCGGCCCATCCGGCGCGGCGGAGAGCGTAGGACCAGACACCAATGCCGGCGAAGAAGTGGCACTGAGTAAATCCAGCAAGTTCATCTGGTCTGACATCTTCGATGCTCCTATCGTCAACCACACCATCAGCGATGTGACCTTGTTTGATTAACTCCCGCAGCCAAGCCGCAGCCTTGGGGTCATATTCGTTGTAATAAGCTGTCATTTCCCCACCCTTACCAACGCCCTGCCCGACCGCAAATAAGTCGCGCACAGGCGGTCAATGTCTGCCAACTCAGTCGCCTTGGCTGGCGTGTCTGGTTCGTCGGCAACGTAAAGGCGGTAGACCTTTAGGCCAATCAAAACGAGCCGTGTGTCCTTCGAGTTAAGCTTGATCGCCATCACTGCCACCCCAGCCCGTACAGCACAAAGAAGATGGCGGGGATGAGGGCGAAAAGGCACAAGCAGCCGATCAGGTCTTCAAGAAATTCACGCATTTTGGTTTCCTTTTGTTGGGGGTTGGTGGGGGCCGAAGCCCCCGTTTTTGGATCAAGCGCGCTCAATGATGTTGCAGGCGGCGGTCGCGCTATCGACCTTAAACGTATGCTCGCCGTGGGCGTCCCATTGCACAAACCAATCGTTCCTTGCGCCTCCGGCTTCCTTGCCGCCAAAGATGCAGAACGCGGCCCCGCCGGCGACGCCTTCCCAGCGCGCAGTCGACACCATGTTGATCTCGGTGATGCGACTGTTGACGGCGACAAACCGCCCGTTCACGTTCAGGTGCTTAGATCCGTATTCGTTGGTGCTGATGGCGATCTTTGTCATGGCAGGTTCCTTGTTTGCTTGTTCGTGATACCAACTTATGCGCACACGCAAGCCACGTCAACAACAAAATGATGCGTCAACGCAAATAATTTCGCTTGACCGCATCTGCGCATCCGCATAGGTTCGCCGGACACGACAGGAGTAATCCCATGGTCTACACCGTAGATGAACTAAAGCGGCTGATCCCGAAGAACGAGATCGCCGACGCCGCCCGTTTCTGCGGCATGAGTTATTCGTCACTCTGGAGGATCTGGCAGGGCAAGCAGGAACCCCGCGAAGGCACGTTAAAGATCCTGAAAAGCTATGTGGAGATGATCTATGACCCGAAGTGAAATCCTTGACTTAGCTAAAACGTATGTCACCCAAGACAGGGCGGCCACGCATGGCGACGCCGAACGCAACTTCGGCCTGATCGCGGCCTACTGGTCTGCACACCTTGACGTCAACGTATCGGCCGCCGACGTGGCCGTGATGATGACGCTGCTCAAGCTGGCCCGCATCAAGTCGAACCATGACAACATGGACAACTGGGTTGACGGCTGCGGCTATCTGGCTTGCGGTGGCGAGATTGCGGCGGGGGAGGCATGACCCGCATCATCGGCATCGACCCGGGTAAGCAGGGCGCCTTCGCGGTCATGGACGATTACGAGGGCGCACTGTCGGTCACAACCTACGACATGCCGGGAACGATCGACGGCAAGCGTCAACTTATTAGCGACATCGGCGTCGTCAAGTGCGCGTGGCTCGAACGCCCGTTCTATCCGCGTATGATTGGCATCAAAAACGCCGTAACCATCGCGGTGGCATACGGCGAACTCAAGGCGTGCCTGTTCTTCGCCGGCGTGCCGACGTTTGAGGTTGACCCAAGTGCGTGGAAGAAATCCATGCACCTGACCACCGACAAGAATGCCAGCCGTGCGCTGGCCAGCCAATACTTCCCCGACGCCGCCGATCAGTGGGCTAGGGTTAAGGATGACGGACGAGCCGAAAGTGCATTGATCGCCTACTATGGATGGAGGAAGAAATGAAGGTAACCGACGTGATCGACCAAATGAGTTTGATCAAAAATAAGTTTGGACCTGATGCAGAAGTATCAATTCGAAATGCGTCAATCAAAGTGGACGGCATCAATGTCAGCAGGATTTACTGCGAAGAGTTGCTGCCCATGTTGGTGAGATGCTCCGGAGACAAGATACGTTCTATCGAAATCGCGGAGGCGAGACGTGAGGAAATCGTGAGGATGTATGATGGCGGCATGACATTCAAGGCCATCGGCGCGGGCATGAATGTCTCAGCCGGTAGAATTAGGGAAATTTACAAAACCTACCATCGCAAGTTTAAACGGGAACAGTGGGTGATCACATGCAACTTGACCTAACCAACGAAGCCTACCACGCACGGCCGGAGATCAGCAGCAGCGATGTCAAAGCCGTTGCGTTGAAATCATTGCTGCACTGGAAGAACAAAGTTTACAAATCCAGCGCGGCGTTCGACCTCGGCACGGCCGTGCATGCGCTTTGCCTCGAGCCGGAAAAGGATCTGATCGTGCGCGGCCCCGAAGATCGCCGGGGCAACAAGTGGAAGGATCTCAAGCTGGCCGCCGATCTGGACGGCAAGCTACTGCTCACGGAAGCCGACTATGATCTGGCCGAACGCATGGCCGAAGCCGTCCGAGCGCACCCGGCTGGCAAGATGTGGCTTGAAGCCGCCGATCTGGTAGCCGAAGGCAGCTTCTTCGCAGAGGACGCACAAACCGGCGTGAAGATCAAATGCCGGCCCGATGGATACATCCCCAGCATGAACCTGATGTTCGACATCAAGACAACGCAGGATGCCAGCCCGAACGGATTCCCGCGTGATCTGCGCCGGTACGGTTACGATTTGCAGGCGGCATTCTACCGTCGCTGCATGCAGCAGCACGGCGCCGGCGGCTTGGAATTTTACTTCTTGTGCGTCGAGAAGGAAGCGCCGTATGCAGTGTGCGCACACACGCTGTCCGACGAATACATCCTGCAAGCCGACATGAAGGTGACGCAGACCCTATACCAGATCGCCAACGCCGAAGCGTCCAACGACTATCGGACAGGTTGGGATTTGGTTAACGTGATCGACCTGCCGCGTTGGCAAGTTGAACTGCCCGAAGAGGATGTCTTTTCGGATTTCTAAATCTGCTTCAAAGGAGAACACCATGGCAGACAATTCAGACTTCAAGAAAGTGTTGGCGAAAAACGTCACGCTCCAGTTCCCAAAGCTGCACCAGACGCACCGCTTCAACACGGCCACGCAGCGCAGCGAACCCTGCGCACCCACGGCCAGCAACGCTGCATGGTCGGTCACATTCGACATGCCCGAAGCCGAGGCCAAAGCCTTGGTCGCCGATCTGAAAGCGCACTACGCCGAGTGCCGCACCCGCAATACCAAGATGCCTGAGTTCAAAACTGTCTTCGGCGCAAAGCGGCTGAAAGACAGCAACGGCAACCCGACAGGCTTCATGCAGTTTTCGGCCAAGCGTAACGGCACGAAGAAGAACGGTGACCGCAACGAAGCACCGACCGTGATCGACGGCGCAAAGCAGCCCATGGAAAAGCTGGACTTCTGGGGTGGCTCGGTCGGCACTGTGCGTGCATGGGCCGTCGCTGTGGTTGACCCAGACGGAAACGGTGGCATCAGCCTACTGCTCGATGCAGTCCAAGTCACAGAAGCCAAGTACGGCGACAATGGCATGGATGACTTCGACGAGGTCGAGGTCAAGAAGCCGGCGGAAGATCCGTTTGAACTTGAGGTGAAGTCTACCACCGCGCAGGCTAAACCGAAGCTTGCCGATCTGGATGACGAAATCCCTTTTGATTAAGGCCATGTTGGCAAGTCTAGCTTGCATGGCCACAACAAATCCTTTAGGCTTGATAACGCATCAAGTCTAAAGGAGATCTGAATGGAAGAAATCTGGAAGCCAGTCCCGTCGAAGCCGGGAATCATGGCAAGTTCAATTGGCAGGATTTTGCTGCCAGAAAGATGGGCAAAAATGCCTCATGGTGGATTAAGAAAGTATGAGCCAAAGCCTACGTTTGGTTACATTACTCGCGCATCTAAAACAGCTAGGCATGAGTTTATGAACATATGTGCAAAGTTCTACGGAAACATGAAAGTTCATAGGCTTGTGTGCGAAGCGTTTCACGGTCCAGCACCTGACGGGATGGATGTTGTCATCCATATTGATGAGGATGCAATGAACAATAATGCTAACAACCTTAAGTGGGGAACACAAAAGGAGAACTTGAACATGCCAAAGTTCATAGAATACTGCAAATCTCGCACTGGCGAAAACAGCCCCGGCATCAAAGGTAAGCTGGCGAGACAATAAAAAGAGGCCCGGTTGGGGGAGGATCCAACCGGGCCTAAGCACAATGCAACGCAGGGAGAACGCCTCGCACCATGTTTATATATCACCTCATCACACCATGCAACTGCCTGTGCATCTATGGCTGACATTCGCTTCCTCATGGCGCACGGCAGCTACTTCACGCTGATCGACAGGCCAGACCAGACATACCCAAGCATAAGCTGGGCCGACATCGTGAAGATGGTCAAGGAACCGCAGGCCAAAGACAAAGCCGACGCAGATTTCTTCATACCGTCGACCTACACAGCCCACGACGGCCGATCCCACGACGCCCAGCGCGAACGTGGTACATTCCGCATGCTGGCCATCGACATAGACCAAGGAAACCCCGGCAAGGCCGACGTCATACAGGCCGTCAGAGACGTGCTGGGCGATGTCAGCATGATCGTCTACTCGTCGTCTGGGGCAAGCCCGGATCGCCTCAAATGGCGCGTCCTGCTGCCTCTGGCGTCCCCTGTCGACGGGGCATCATACGAGGAGATCCAATCCGCATTTTTCGACCTACTCCGGCAGCACGGGATTATCCCTGACGGCGCACTGGCTCGATGCGGTCAGCCGATCTACCTGCCGAACATCCCGCTGGCCAAGCGTGGGCCGGATCTCAAGCCGCTGTTCTACGATCATGCCATCGTGCGGTCGAACAACGTGGCACTGACCAGTGACAGCCCGATCATGCAGGAAGTTGACAGGCGTGCCGAGCAGCGCCGGTTCGCATTCGAGCAAGCCGAGGCTGGCCGCCGTGAGAGGGAAAAGCAACGGGCCGAGCGGAGGCTAAACAACCCGACCGAAGCCAACCCGGTCGACGCATTCAACGAGGCGCACAGCATCGCCGACCTGCTGCTAAAGTACGGATACGAGCGTCGCGGATCGTCCGACCATTACAAATCGAGATACCAATCCAGCGGATCTTACGCCACGCAGAACTTCGGCACGCACTGGGTCAGCCTGTCTGGATCTGATGCAGCCGCCGCCATCGGTAGATCCAAATCAATGGGCGACAACGCTTACTGCTACGGCGACGCGTTCGACTTATTTGCACATTTCGAACATGGCGGAGATTTCAAGGCGGCCGTGCGAGCCTACGGCGCGGAGATCAAGCCGAATGTAGCAACATCGCCGCCGTCCGACATACCCGTCAGCCCGCTGGACGACTTCGACTACGTCCAGCCCAAGCAATTGGATCAGCCTGCAACAAAAGATTACATCGACATACCCATGGGCAGCGCGGAGCCACCAGCCCCGACGGCCGAGTGGCCCGTGCCGTACAAGGTCAAGCTGGGGATCAACATACCGCCGCGCAGGTGGATCTACGGCAACCATTACCTGCGGTCCTTCGTCAGCCTGCTGGCATCCGCCGGTGGCATCGGCAAGACAAGCCTGCAGATCGTCGAGGGGCTGTGCATCTGCACCGGGCGCGAACTGCTGCTCGAAAAGGTCTACGAACGCTGTAACGTCTGGATCATAAATTTAGAGGACACGTTAGAGGAAATCGACCGGCGTATCACCGCAGCGATGCAACGTTACGGGCTTACGCCGGAAGAGGTCGAGGGCAAGCTTTTCGTCAGCGCGGGCCGAGACTTCAGCATGAAATTCGGCACGCAAACCCGCGACGGTGTCATCCCGAACATAGCCCTCGTCGACTACATGGTGCGCAAGATAAAGGAGTGGGACATCGGCATGATTTTCATAGATCCGCTGGTTGCAGCCCATAACGTATCTGAGAACGATAACGGCGCGGTCAACGCCGTCGTGGCCGAGATCCGACGCGTGGCCGACGAGGCCAACTGCGGCATAGCCCTCGTCCACCACATCCGCAAAGGCAACGGTGAAGACGCCGGCATCGACAGCGTGCGTGGGGCATCCGCAGTCATAGGGGCCGTCCGAGCAGCCCGCGTCATAAACAAGATCAGCGAGGACGACGCGGTCAAGCTGGGCATACCACTGGACGACGCCAGAGGCATATTCAGGGTCGACGACGGCAAAGCCAACCTCGCACCGCCGGCCGCCGCGTCAGTCTACAGGCAGATGGTCGGTGTCAAAATCGGCAACGGGGAATACGTCGGCGTCTGCGTGCCGTTCACACTCCCAGACGAATGGGAGGGAATGGACGAAAAGACCGTCAACAGGATCCTAAGCTTAATCAACGCCGGTATTTTAACGGACGGCGGCGTGGAGCATTATAGCAGCCGACCGCAAGACAAAGAACGGTTCGCGGGAAGTGTTATAACGAACTACCAATTCGACAGCGCCAAGCACACGAAAAACGATGCGCAAGCCAAGCGCATCATCAAGCACTGGCTCGAAACAGGCCTGCTGGAAGAATTCACATACAGGTCGGCCGGGCAGTACAAAGACCGCAAGGGCCTGCGTTCAACCAGCCGTGTGGGAGAGCAGTTTTGATGTCCGCCAGTGGGGTTTTTCAGTGGCGGACCAGTGGCGGAAAACATGCAAAAACAAATCTTCCGCTGCTGGATTTCCCCTATAGTAAACTACCTGCGGCGGACGAGTCCGCCACTGCATGCCGCCTGTGGCGCATTCGCAGCAAGCCGGTAGTTTGCAATAGGGGAAATCCTAGCAAACAGCAGCATGATAACGCCGGCAAATGGAGACGATCTCGGACGATGGTTAACAGTAAGTAAGGGCCGCAGAGTACGTCGGTCAGAGCAGGCGAGCAGCACGATGGCACAATCAAACGGGAGTTCGACATGATCATAAATGGCAGAGAACTAATTAAAGCCGAGCCGATTAAAGATATGCTGACCAGCAAGCATATATTAAACGGGGTCAGCCACGGATTATCGCTGGCAGGCTACGATATAAGAATAGCCGAAGATATTTTTTTCGGTGAGCATGGCGTGTCGGTCGACGGCGAATGGAAGCAAGGCCGCTTCACCCTCGCGTCGGCGGTAGAAGAGTTTGACATGCCCTACGATCTGGTCGGCGTTGTCCACGACAAGTCCACATGGGCAAGGCGCGGGCTGGCGGTATTCAACACGGTGATCGAGCCGGGTTGGCGCGGGTTCCTGACCCTCGAACTGGTGCATCACGGGCTAAAGCCGCTGCACATCAAGGCGGGGTCAGGCATAGCGCAGGTGATCTTTAGCCAACTGGCAGAACCTGCGGCGTACAGCGGCAAGTATCAGGATCAATCCCGTGGCCCGGTCGAAGCCAAGGATGAGAAAGCATGAAGCCGCCAAAGTACAGCAAGAAGACGGATCGCGTCATCCATCCAGAGGCCAGCCAAGATGACATCAAGTGCGACATCGCGCTGGCCGGATTTACGCGTGCCATGGAGCAGATGGACAAGAAGTGGGGCATCGGCTGCCTGATGGGGCTGACAGGCCCAGAGACGCTCGCCAAGTGGGGTAAAGCGATGGCGGGCCTGTATGCCGCAGAAGACACAAAGGATGCTGGCAAGGTCGCTGGCTGGGCAGAGGTGTGTGTGCGTGGGTTGGCCATGATGGACGCCGAAGCAACCGCAGCGGGCCATAGGCCAGCGGATCCGCACATCTGGGAGTATGAACTGGACGGAGTGACCATCGGCATCATCGAGGATGGCCGCCAGTGGCCGGCAGCCTACGCAAAGCGCAAGGGGCTGCTGATGTACAACATGCGCGAAGTGGCAATCGCACTGGAAGCCTATCGCAACGATCTGGTGCGGCAGGTCAAAGAAGGTTTCCCCGGTGCGCAGATCACGGCCATCAGGAAGCCGAAGAACGACAGCATGGATGACGACTTGGGGGATGTGTTCGAATGAGCAAGATGATCGACATCACAAAGGAACGTGAAGGCGTCTTCGGCCACAGGCTGGAAGATGCAGGCAAAGGGGATCGCCTGATCTATCACGTCGGCCAGCATTGTGGTGGCCCGCATCGACGCGATGCCAAAGAGGCAAGCGATGCTGGCCTGTGTTTGCTGGTGATGAAGCGGTTAAGCTTGGATGACGGCATGTTCGCATACATGGCGGTCAAGAGGTGAGAGGGGAGGTCGGCGGGAGGTTAGCGGTGAGGTTAGACCAAGCCCTAAGACACGCCGCCTCGCGTGGGCGTGGGCGAGCCGGGTCGCCTCGATCGTCCTTTGGTGGTAATAGGTTACCGCAAATGCCGACCTGCTGTTCACTGTTGGTAAACGGAAATCGAGCATAATGCAGATGATTGGCTAAGTCATTGATATCATTAGAACCGAGATTTGACATACCACCTACTATCGCCTTTAGCGCGTTATATTGACCGCATCGGTAGCCTGCCATCAGGCCGAGGCCCCCCCGGTATAGGGGGTTAAGGCGGGGCGGCTGCTGCTGCTCCCTCACACACATCTGCATACCCGATAAAAATTTTGTAAAATTATCCGCAAACCAATTGCCAGTATAACGCAAGCTATATATATAACGCGAACAACATAGGAGAGCATCATGGACACTTCCTGCAAAAATCATCCTGACCGGGACGCCATCGTGCGTGGCATGTGCCAAGCCTGCTACATGCGCGAACGTCGGGCAAAGCTGCGGCAAGAGTATCAGCGGAAGTATGATGCCAACGTGGCCGCACAGGTTAAGGGCGTGACAACCCGTGCTAGGAACGCGCTTTCTGTTGGCGCTGGGGTTATGTTGCTGTTGCCGAATTGGTCGAGCGAATTGAACGATAAGTTTCGCCGTAAGATTGATGCCAGCGGCGGCAAGGATGCTTGCCACATTTGGATTGGTTCGCGCACCAATGGCAAATACGGTATGATCTCGTTGGGTGGGCATACGGTGTTGGCGCATCGGATGGCACACGCGCTGGCAACCGGCGACATAACGGCTGAGGTTGTCATGCACACCTGCGATAATCCGGCCTGCGTCAATCCGGCTCATTTGAAATCTGGAACCTACATGGAAAACATGGCTGACATGCGGGCTAAGGGTCGCGGCGCTAAGGGCGAGCAACTGGGTCGGCATTTGAAAAATCGGGCGACGCATCCATGTGCTAAGCCGGTGCAAACGCCGTATGGAAATTTTCCTAGCGCCACATTGGCAGCGGAAGCCTTGGGCTTAGGCGCACATTCGGTTTCCCGATACTGCCAGATGGGCAGCTTTAGCGGCGAATATCATCGCGGCGGTGAAGACACGAGCAAACCCGGCTGGATGTATATCTAACCCGCGCTAACCTAATTGTTGCGTGGAAAACCCAAGCCGCCTATATGTTGCTGGGGATAACCCGCGCCAACATGGGAGGACACGATGGCTGGCCGTGCGTTGAAGAAGCGTTTGTTTGGCGAAATCGAGGCTATGGGCGGCGTCGAGTGGTTGCAGGATTATATTGCCGAGGGCGGCACGATTTTGGATCTGGCGACGAAGCTGGGTTGCTCTCGCAGTTATTTGAGCCGGCACATCAACGCGCACCCTGAGTATCGTGCCGTGATTGACGAGGGTCGGCGTGAGCATGCTGACCAGTTGGCCGAGGAAGCCTTGAAGATCGCGGATGATATGGCGACGGTTGACGGGATTAGCCGGGAGCAGGTGGCGGTCGGAAAGGAGCGGATCGACGTTCGCAAGTGGATGGCGTCGGTGAATAATCCTGACCGATTCAGGCACAATCCGAACGGGCCGAACGTGACGATTAACATCGGCCAGTTGCATTTGGATGCTTTGAAGAAGCGTCGGGACGGCGGCATTGTGATAGACGCGTCGGTGGTATCGGAGGCACAGGATGACTGACGGCGGCAACGTGGTGAATTTGTTTGAGCCTGATATTTCGGTCGGCGAGGTATTGGCAGCGGCGGCCGACAAGGGTTTGGAGAGTGTGCTTATATTGGGCGAGACGTCCAACGGCACGTTGTATGTGGCATCGTCTGGGGATGTATCGCGCAAGGATGCGTTGTGGCTGATCGAGATGTCCAAGATCCATGCCATATTGGGGGATGACGATTGAGCAAGGACAACCCGTTTTTAGAGATGATCGCCCGGTACGGTATGACGCCGGAGGGGCCGGGTTTGTTTGTGCGCGAGATCCTCGGTGCTGTGCCGGAAGCTTATCAGGATGATTTGCTGCGTGCGGTCGGCGGCGGCGAGCGTAAGGTTTCTGTGCGGTCGGGGCACGGCACGGGGAAGTCGACCAGCTTGAGTTGGAGCATGCTGTGGTTTTTGCTGTTTCGGTATCCGTGCAAGGTTGTGGTGACGGCGCCGACCAGTGCGCAGTTGTACGACGCCTTGTTCGCGGAATTGAAGCGGTGGATTAACGAACTGCCGCCGGCGTTGCAGGGGTTGATCGAGGTGAAGACCGACCGGGTCGAGTTGGTGGCCGCGCCGTCGGAGGCGTTTATCTCGGCGAGGACATCGCGGGCCGAGCAGCCAGAAGCGTTGGCTGGGGTGCATAGTGATAACGTGATGCTGGTGGTTGACGAGGCCAGCGGCGTGCCGGAGCAGGTATTTGAGGCTGCCAGCGGCTCGATGTCGGGCCACAACGCGATAACCATCCTCGCCGGCAACCCGACACGTTCGTCCGGCACGTTTTACGAGACGCACAACCGGCTTTCGGATCACTGGCATACTTTGCATTGGTCGTGCGTCGAGAGCAGCCGGGTGTCGGATGAATTTGTCGAGGAGATGAAGACCCGCTACGGGGAGGACAGCAACGCGTATCGGATCCGCGTGCTGGGTGAGTTCCCCATGGGTGATGATGACACGATCATCCCGCTGTATCTGGCCGAGGCTGCCAAGGGGCGGGATGTTGTGGCATCGCCCACCACGAAGGCTGTCTGGGGTTTGGACGTGGCTCGCTTCGGCAGCGACCGGTCGGCCTTGGCCAAGCGTGTCGGCCCGGTTGTTACCGAGGTGGAGACGTGGAAGGGTTTGGATCTCATGCAGACCGTCGGCAGGGTCAAGGCTCAGTACGATGGCTTGATGTCGTCTGACAGGCCGTCGGAGATCCTTGTGGACGTCATTGGCCTTGGGTCTGGTGTCCACGACCGTCTGCGCGAATTGGGCCTTCCTGTGCGTGCTGTGAACGTGTCCGAGGCTCCTGCGTTTGGGGCGACGTACAACAATTTGCGCACAGAGTTGATCTTTCGGTTTCGGGGTTGGCTTGAGGCGCGGGGCAGCCGTTTGCCCGCCGACGGCGAACTTATTGCGGAATTGACCTCGATCAGGTATTCTTTTGGCAGCAGCGGCAAGATGAAGGCCGAGAGCAAGGACGACATGAGGCGGCGTGGGTTGCGTTCACCCGACAAGGCCGACGCGGTGTTCCTTACTTTCGCCGGTGACGCCGCGACGTCGTTGGGTTCGCCGACGGGTAACTGGTCTAAGCCGATACGGCGGAATTTGAAGGGGATAGCTTGATGGGGATAGAGGATCTTCGCGTTATCGGCGACGTGTTGTATGAGCGTCGGCCTGACGGCAAGTTGTATCCTGTTCGCCGTGTCGCCGGTGGTTTGCTATCAGCGCCAACCGAAGGTCAAGGATCCGCCACGGGTTTCCCTGAGATCAACCGCATGCTGACGGGGTTGGGCAACGTCAACCAGATGCTTAACCCGGTCGAGGGTATCGGTCAGTCGATGGCTGCGTCTCGCCGCATGTTGGCCCCCGATACGGCAGGCTGGGACCGTATGGCTGCTTTGGGTGACATGCTGTCAGGGGTTGCTGGTGTTGCCGCCCCTGTGGCTGCTGCAGCCCGCGCTGGCACGCCTGCCGCCATGGCCTTGATGGAAGGATTGCTGGGTTGGTCGCCAACATCAGCGGCGGCAAAGGATACAGCTAAATCCATCGCCCGCACCGTCGCCGAACGTGCCAACCAGCGCGGACCTGTGCCGGTGATGTATAGCAATCCAATTATGCGTGCGCCATTTGACATGGGCGGTGGCCTAACATCGAATGACATGGCAAGCGTCGGTCAGGCCGGAATAGAAAGTTTTCCGCGTGTTTCTACTCGCACGCCGACAAAAGGCGAAGAGGCCAATGCTCCTATTGGATCTTTGGTCGCTGATACTAACGCATTCTTGCGCACCCCATCTGCCGAAAAAAATATGGCAATGATGACGGAAACCTATCCGGGCCTGAAGGGTTTGCTTTCCGAGGATCCCAAGCAGACTGCACAAAACATCATTGAGCATATGAAGGGTAACATCATTAGCTTGTATGATCTCGCGGCCAAGAAAGGCATCACGCAGGAAAGTGCAAAATGGTACGATGGCGCAAATCGCATTGCGAATGAACTATCGCAGCGGTTCCAATATACACCAGAAAAAACCTCTGGAGTTTTGGCAGTTTTGTCACCGCAAAAAGATTGGTATCAAAACGTGGCTTTGGGTGAGCGTATCATAAAGTCGCATGCCGAGGTCAACCCGCAAATGCGTTGGACACCAGAAATGGACAACGTTTCACTGACCAGCGGCATTGATAAAGACGGCACGACGGCGTGGACCCGTAGTAAGGAATTTGAGCAAAAGGTTCGCAATCAACCTTACGGTGCAATGGAAACACCACGCGAAAAGGCAATGTGGCTGCGTGCATACGACGAAGCGCAAAATGGGCGGTTCTATCGTGAGGTTTCACCGGGTGGTGATATTTTAGATTATGCGACGACAAACAACGGAAATCGACGTGTTGTTGTACCACAAAGCTGGGACAATATGGCAAAGGCAATCCGAATTTTGGAAGGCGACGGCAGTCTTAAATCTGTGTCAGATGAACTTGGATCTGAACATAAGGTTCGAAACTTCTTTAACAATATTCTGACGCCGAGCAGCCCTTATGACGCCACAATGGATACCCACCAGATAGCTGGTGGGCTGTTGATGCCTCATGGATCTAGTGCGCCTGAAGTCGGACACGGCCTTGCAGGGGCAACAGCTCCAAAGCAAGGAATGCCATGGTCCAACACTGGTGGCGATGTAACTGGAACGACGGGCGCATATGGTTTGCATTTTGATGCAACAAAAGGTGCTGCGGAAGAATTTGGATGGCTTCCCCGGCAGATGCAGTCAATCACATGGGAGCAAATCCGCGCACTGATGCCATCAACTATTCGCGGAAATAATCCTTTTGTTGCCAAGGCACGCAGCATTTGGGCTATGAAAGATGCGGGTGATATAACTGCTGATCAGGCGCGTGCTGCTATCATTAGTGAAGCAGAGAAGGCAGGCGGTGGTGGAATGCCATCATGGGTTGGTTATACTGGGCCTCGTCGGTCAATTGCAGGCGGTGGTGCAGGTCTTCTTGGTCTTGTCGGTGCAACAGGTCTTGCATCTGCAAAAGAACAAAATGCTGAACAGAAGAAGAAGGGATCCCGCCAATGAAAAAGCCAACTAAATCCGCAGCCAAGATCGCCAAGGTGATGGGCGAATACAAGGCTGGCACACTGCACGCCGGCGTCGACCCCAAGGGTCCGAAGAAGGCCGCCACGGTTACCAGCCGCAAACAGGCCATTGCCATCGCGTTGTCGCAGGCCGGCAAGGCTAAGAAGGGCAAGATGTGATGGAAAAGGAAACCATGGGCCGGATCGTCACGCCGGAGATCGTCAGCCCGTCAGAGAACAAGGTTAACTTGCAGCGTGTCTTGGACAACTGGCACTTAGGCCCGGACAAGGCCAGCCCGAAGCCGGGTGCGAACCCTGAGTTCTGGGATAGCTTGGCCGAGATCTGGGGCATCTCTTCGCAAGAGGCACGCCGGCAATTGTGCGCCAATTGCGAATACTTTGAGAACACGCCAGAGATGATGCGGGCCATGGAGAAGATCCCGTTTAACGCTTTGGATGCGGACGGCGGTGGTCGAGGCTATTGCCACAAGTTTGATTTCATCTGCCACAATTTGCGGTCGTGCATGGCTTTTGAGCGCAAAGATTATGAGGGCGACGAGGAATGACCGTAGCCACATATGCCGAACTGCAAACTGCGATGGCGGACTTCCTGAACCGGGATGACCTCACGTCGATCATTCCAACGTTCATCCGTCTGGCCGAAAGCCGCATTGACCGAGATCTGCGGCATTGGCGGCAGGAAAAACGCAGTACGACGATATTCAGCACGCAATACAGCATCATCCCGACGGATTACTTGCGCCCGATCAGGTTGCAGATATTGGACGGATCGACCAGCGCAGTGGAACCGATCAGCACGGCGCAGATGTTGCAGCTTCGTGGCGACACATATGACCAGACGGGGCGGCCGACGCATTACGCACTGACGGCCGGCGGCATTGAGTTGTATCCCACGCCAGACATGTCTTACAACGCGTCGCTGGTTTACTACGGCCGCATCGCCGCCCTGTCGACCAGCAACACGACGAACTGGCTGCTTACGGAGGCCCCCGACGCTTACCTGTACGGCGCCTTGGTTCATTCAGCACCCTACCTAAAGGACGAGGCCAAGACGGCCCTGTGGGACGGCCTGTATAAGGCTGCGATGGACAACCTGAACTCCACATCAGATGATGCCAAATACGGCGGCTCCGGGTTAAAGCTGAAACTGAGACGGGGAGCGCCATGAGTTTTCCTGCCGCGATGTCTATGGATTTGCCGTTGACGCCGATCGTGACCGTGCATACGAGCCACGGCCGTGGGTTTACCCCGGAAGAGATTGCGGCCCGGTGCGCTGATAAGCTGATGTACGTTGCAGGATCTGCACCGCCAGCAATCAGGGATCAGGCTTTGGCATTCAAGGATCAGATCGAAAAGCTTGTGGAGGCCTACATCCGCGAGGCTATCGCCAGCGACCGCACAACTGTGTATAATGCGCTCAACGATGCTGGTCGCCCTGACCTAGCTGAACTTATCAGGAGGCTCTGATGGCATTCTCTGGCAACTTTATGACTACCTCGTTCAAGGACGAACTTCTTGAGGGTGTGCATGACTTCCGTACTTCTGGCGGCGATACCTTCAAGCTTGCTCTGTACAGCAACAGCGCCGCATTTGACGCAACGACCACGGCCTACACGGCCACCAACGAGGTGGGCGCATCCGGCTCCTATGCCGCTGGCGGCGGCGCTTTGACCAACGTCACCCCTACCACCAGCGGCACAACAGCCTTCACTGATTTTGCTGATCTGACGTTCACCAGTGCTACCATCACGGCCTACGGCGCGATGATCTATAACACGACGCCGGCCCATACTTACACCAACCCGTCTGTCGTCATCTTGGACTTCGGCTCGGCCAAGACCTCGACCGCTGGCGACTTCAGCATCGTGTTCCCCGCAGCCGCTGCATCGACGGCCATCATTCGGATCGCGTAATGCCCAGATTTCTCAACCGCGCCAAGATGACAACTGCCACCACGGGGACAGGCACGATTACGCTTGGCTCTGTGTCGAGTAATTTCCAGTCATTCGCTGCGGCTGGCTTGCTTGATGGTGAGACAGTACGCTACACGATTGAGGATGGGCTGGATTGGGAAATTGGTACAGGTGTCTATACGTCATCTGGCACGACCCTATCGCGCACTCTCACATCGTCTAGCACTGGGTCGCTGCTGTCGTTGACAGGCTCTGCGGTTGTCTATGTCACGCTGGCTGCGGAGGACATCCAAGAAAAATTTTGGATACAGCAGAACGCTACCTATACACTAACAAGCAGCACGGCAGCGCAAAAGCTGTTTAATGCTTCCACCAACGGCACATTGACCTTGCCTATTGGAACGTATCGGTATGAGGCGCTTCTGTATTTGTCATCTATGTCTGCAACGGCTGGCAACGCAGCATTTGGTGTGCTTGGGGCTGGAACTGCTACCATCGCAAGTTCGCTCGCACAGGCTACTGGTCAGGACGCTTCGGCTAATGCTGTTGGCGCGAATATCGGTGGTAGTTATTGGACCACAGCAACATCTGGCGCGTCATTGGTCACAGCAACCACTGGTGTTGCTCTGGGTACTTCTGTTCGCGGCACGTTTAGGATTTCAGCCGCTGGAACCATCATTCCATCAGTCACACTTCTTACAGCCGCCGCTGCTGTTGTAAACATAGACAGTTATTTCATGTGCCGCCGTATCAGCACCAGCGCAACAGCGACCACCTATGGCCCGTGGAGTTAATGATGGAAATAGTCAAAGCACGGATCGAAAATGGTGTGGTGGTCGAGGCTTTCTTGATTGCGGACATCCCTTTTCCCAACGATGTATATCGCGCTGACTTATCTGACTGGCTGACTGCTCCGACTGAGGTTGGCCCCGGCTGGCTCTACGATGGTAGCACGTTCACACCTCCTATGGAGTGATAACATATGCTTGGCTCATTCCCATTAGCCGCTCTCCCCATAGCGGATGATGGGGGATCAGCCCTTAACATTATTACAGTCGTACTAACCTCTGGCACATCTTGGACTGTTCCAAGTGATTGGAATGACTCTGCTAATAGTATCGAAGCTATTGGGGGCGGTGGTTCTGGTGGTGCGACTAGTATCAATGCTGGAACGCAAAACCCAACGTCAAAATCTAGTGGCGGCGGCGGAGGCGCATTTTCAGCCATTAGAAATTTAACACTGACTCCAAATTCATCTGTAAGCTACTCCATTGGTGCTGGTGGTGCTTCTGCTAGTATAACGTATGGACTAGCTTTAGGTAATAACGGCTCTGACACTTATTTTGTTAATACTAGCACATTGCTTGCAAAAGGTGGTGGAGGTGGTAGAGCAACTAACACTGCGTCAACTGGTACGGCAGCGGCGGCTGCTGCGGGTGGCTCTGCTGCGGCTGGCGTAGGTCTTGTAAAATACTCTGGTGGTGCTTCAGGCCAAGTTAGCACTGCTAATATGGTCGCAGGGTCTACTGGTGGCGGCGGTGCTGCTGGCAGATTTGGTAATGGAAATGCTAGTTTAGCTGTAACTGTAAGTCTTGGCAGAAGTGCGGGCGGTTCTGGTGACGCTGGACTTGGTGGTGCTGGAGGTGCTGCTGGCGCTCCCGGCTCTAATGGCGGAAATGGTCTTGAATTTGACTTATACGGCTCCGGCGGCGGCGGCGGTGCTACAGTTAGATCAGGCACAGGGAACACCACTGGTGCGGCTGGTGGGAATTATGGCGCTGGCTCTGGTGGCATCTCTCTATATAGTGCGCCATCGACAACCGCTACTTCTAGTCCGGGTTCTGACGGCATAATAATTATCCGTTATGCTACACTAGGTGACGTATCTGTAACTCTAACTGGCGTATCTGCCACAGGCAGCACCGATACTGTCTCTGTCTCTGGCGCATCCAATCTAACCGCAACTGGCAGTGAAGGCACTGGTGCGGTCGGCACAGTCTCCTTTGTCGGCGGCTCGAGCGTTACGCTGACCGGGCTGGCCGCAACTGGCGCCGTTGGCACAGTCGAAGTCAGCGCCAAAGCTGTCCTGTCTGTCACTGGTGTCGAGGCTACTGGCAGCGTTGGTGATGTCACGATCATCTCGCCAATCACTGCAACTGGCGTCACCGGCACTGGTGCGGTTGGCGACATTTTTATTAGTGGATCTGCGCCTGTATCTTTGACCGGGGTGGAAGCTCTAGCCGAAGTTGGTTCAGCAACTGTCAGTACCGTGACCAACGTCAACGTGACCGGCGTGAGTGGCACGGGCGCAGTTGGAACTGCATCTGTTTTACTTTCGATTTCTGGTGTATATGGAACTGGATCTGTTGGACTTGTCTCTGTTCGAACATGGAGCGTGTCGCCTACGCAGACTACAACCTACACTCCCGTTGATCCATCAGGCACTTCGGGCTATAATCCGCAAACTCCCGGAGCGGCAGTAATTTGGGTTCCGTCAATTGTGACATGAGGGTAGACAAATGGCAGATACCACAACCACCAATTTCGCCTTAACAAAGCCAGAAGTTGGGACCAGCGGCGACACTTGGGGGACCAAGATCAACACCGATCTGGATGCGGTTGACGCCCTGCTCGGTGGCACGGGTGCGCAGAAGGCAAAACCGAATCTTGAAGGCGGAGCATGGAAGATCGACGGCACGGCGGTAACTTCGTCTGCTGCTGAATTGAATTACCTCGACATCACTACATTAGGCGCGTCTCAAGCCTCTAAGGCGCTGACTGCTGACGCCTCTGGCAACGTCAATATCCGCTCCGCTGGCGCAGTCATTCTCGTTAATAGCGACAATACGAACAGCTACTACATCCAGAATAACGGGGCTACTGGTGGATCAAACTCAGTTTTTGATCTGATCCAAAACGGGGTTGGTACTCGTGTCCGCGTTGACGCCTCTGGCAACGTGGGGATTGGGACGACTTCGCCAGCTTCTAAATTAGCAGTTGTTGGGGGAGACACTGACAACATCACTTTTGGGTTGTGGAACTCTTCTTCATACGGAAGCGGTAATCAGCTATCAAGAATACTGCTTGGTAAGCTTGAGGGCGTTACATATCAGGCAATGGGCATTATCCAAGCTGCCCCTGACTCAAACTCTTCTTCTAACGATGGCAATTTGGCGTTCCACACAAGAAATGGTGGCTCAACCGCCGAACGTATGCGTATCGACGCCTCCGGCAACGTGGGGATTGGAACGACTTCTCCTACAGCGAAATTGGACGTATCTGGTACGACAAACCTTGGAGGTTCTACGACTGTTCCGGCGGGTGTAACCACGACAGCAGTTAATGACGGCACGAAGTCAACAGGAACGTACACGCCAACGCCTGTTGGCGGCAACATGAAGTACATCTCGAATGCTGGTGCGTTCACCCTAGCCGCTCCCAGCGCCTCTGGTGACTACACGATGGTCATCCAGATCACCAATGCCACAGGGGCAGGGGCGATTACGCTGACTGGGTTCTCTAAATCCACAGGGTCTCCGTTAACCACGACAGTGGGGGACGACTTCTTCGTCTACATCACAAAACTCAATTCCTTCACCGCTGTAAACGTGGTGGCGCTGCAATGAGTTTTCCCCTGATGCCAAACATCATGCCGCAGTCGCCCGTTATACCGACTACCGCATATGTCAGCTTCTCTGCTACAAACCAAGGCGGCACGTTCACTGTGCCGTCCCCGACATCTGCCAACAGGTTTATTGTCTATGTGACTACAAACCAGACAGGTTCCGTTTCACTCACATCCTGCACTATCGCTGGCGTTGCCGCATCGGTTGCCAGTTCTGGCAATGCGTCTTTTGCCTGTGCCTTGGTTCCAACTGGAACGAGCATCGTCATAACCCCGACCTACGCATCTGGCGCTGGAACTTCGACGGCGTACACAAGCGCCGTGTATGTGGCCTACGACTTGGAAAGCCCAATCTGGATGGCAGTCGGTTTCAATGCTGGAAACGCCGCTTCTGTCACGCTGACTGTGCCTGAGAAGGGCTTGGTGTTTGTCCCCGTTCAGGCAGACAACGACAACCAGACTGTCACCTTCTCGTCTCCCATAACAAGTGACGTAGATGGAAATAATGGCGCAAGCCGTGGCTATGCGAGCGGCCATGCCAATGCGTTTACTTCTGGTCAATCATACACAGCTACAGCATCCATAGGCACAGCCAACGGCCTTGGTTGCTATATGGGCGTAGGCGTTTTGCGATAAGGTAAGACCATGCAGCAGGAGATGGACTTTATGGAACTTGTGCAACTCCTGCTGCAATTTGCGGTCCTGCCTCTGGCTGCGTTCATGTGGGGTCATTACACCACAACACAACGACACGACCGCGAGATCGCTGTCATAAAGTCTGAACATGCTTTGGTTAAAGAACACCATGACCGTGAGTTCAAAGACGTTAAGGAGAGCCTGAAAAACGTCTTGGACAAGCTTGATGCAATCCAGAAATCCGTGAGCCGAGCCAGAGGTGACACATGAAAGAGAAAATTCTTTTTGCGTTTCTGGTCATTGGGCTTGCCACAATCTTCATTTTGTCAGGAGATGGATTTTTTCGGTATCCGTGTCAGGATCCGGCCCAGTGGCTTGATGAAGAATGTCAACCACCGCTATGCACGGCCCGCAAAAACTGCCCCGAAGATTTGGTAGGAGGCGCCAATGAATAAAAATGATCCAGAAATCATGGAAAGCCGCCTGCGGTATTTCGTGGGTGTGGTCCTGACATCCGTTCTGGCCGCCACCATACTGGTTGTGCTTTATAGCCTGATTTTCGTAACACAGCCGATGGGGCCGAGTTCAGAAAACGATAAGCAATTTTTTGCGCTTTTGACCTCGATCAGCACGTTTATCCTTGGTGCGCTGGGCGGAGTGATGGCCGCCGGCAACAACCGCAAGTCACAGCCGCCGCAAGATGACGGTGACCCAAAGTGATTGCACTTCTCGGCAGTCTGCTTGGCTTCGGCACATCATTCCTGCCGCAGATCCTCGGCTTCTTTCAGCAGAAGCAGGAGCATAAGAACAAGATAGAAACCATGCGCTTGCAGGGTGAAATGGCCGCCCAAGGCGTGCAGCTTCAAATGCAGGTCATGGACAAGCAGGCCGAGATTGAAGAAACGAAGGCAATATATGCTTACGCTAACCCTTCTGCTGGATTTGCTGCGGGATTGGCCGCGTCTGTCCGTCCTGTTATTACCTATATGTTTTTTGCTCTATTCATGGCCACCAAGGTCGTGATCATGGTAAAGGTGATGGATCAGGGCGGCGATTGGATGTCTGGCGTTGACCTGATGTTTGACGACGAAACCAAGGCTCTCTTTTCTGCCATCGTTTCGTTCTGGTTTGGCAATCGTGCCGTCGCCAAGTTTATGGGGAAAAAATGATCCTGACCAAAGACCACATCATCCGTATCCTGCATGGTAACCCTGATGCCGCTGCGTGGGCAGATGCCGCGCTGAATATCCTGCCGAAGTATGAGATCACGACGGCTAACCGCATCGCCGGCTTCTTCGCTCAAATTGGCCATGAGAGTGCAGGTCTAAAGGTGCTTGAAGAAAACCTGTTCTACCGGGCTGAGACGCTTGATAAGATTTTTCCAAAATACTTTAAGAACGCTGGCCGCAATGCCGCCGACTATGCCAAGCAGCCTGAAAAGATTGCCAATGTCATCTACGCCTCACGCATGGGAAATGGCGACACGGCCAGCGGCGACGGTTACAAGTTTCGCGGTCGCGGGGCCATCCAATTAACCGGCCGTGAAAATTACACAAACTTCGGCAAGACCATTGGCAAGACTGCTGAACAAGTCATCGACTATGTGACCACTAAGAAAGGCGCGTTGGAATCAGCTTGCTGGTATTGGAAAAGCCGCAACATCAATGCGGCCTGTGATGCCAATGACATCACAAAAATGACCCGTCAGATCAATGGCGGCACGATTGGCCTAGATGACCGCAAGAAGCATTACGAACAAGCCTTGGCTGTTCTAAATGACACCTAAACAAAGACAGATCTACGATGCAGTTAAGCGCCTCGGCAGCAAGCGTGCCGCCGCTAGGGAATTAAACGTTGATCCAAAATCTGTCCGCAGATCCTACGCAGCAGCAGAGGCTTGGCTAAACGCTGACGAAGGCATTTTGTCTGCACTCGAAAGCACCGGCCTATCTACTGAGACAGGAAAGCACGGCTGGCGACGCGTCCAAAACAAAGAGACAGGATCTTGGGATAGCGTCTTCTGGAAGGCTGACGTTTCCCAAGACGACGTGACGCCGTGGGCGGATCTGCTTCGGGAAGCTTTGGGTGATGTTCCCCCGCCTCTGCCTGCACCGATCCCCGACAACGTGTCACACGATCTCCTGCCACGCTACATCATCGCTGACGTACACTTCGGCATGAAAGCATGGGCTGACGAGACGGGTGCAGAGTATAGCGTTGAAATCGCCGCACAGCGCCTCTCAGAGGCATCTGCAATGCTGATCAGTGCTGCGCCATATACCGACAGGGCAATCATACTGAACCTTGGCGATACGCTGCATCAGAACGACA